TGCAGGCTGGCGAGAGCTCGGATTAGACCCTGAAAAGATCTATCACGCCTATCGACCGCCTGAAGAACTTAGTTCTCCCGAAACTATTCAATCAATTAACGGTATCCCGATTCATCTGGAGCATCACGATGATCACGGAGCCCCCGAGAACAAACAAACCCGTGTGGGTACTACCGGAACGGACGGAGCTTTTGAGGCTCCGTTTTTAGTTAACTCTCTACATATTTACGACCAGGACGCACGCAGCAGGATCGAGGACGGTTCAATGCGTGAGTTGAGCCTGGCATATACGTTCGAGCCCGACTTCACGCCGGGAGAGACACCTAATGGAGAGAAATACGACTATGTGCAACGCCGGATCAGAGCGAACCATCTGGCGCTTGTGGAAACTGGGCGCGCTGGGCCTGAGGTAAGAGTTCGCGATTCTAATAAGGACTTTCTCAATATGGAAAAAGATGACGCTGTTGAGCAGGCTGAAGTGACGTTAGCAAAGGCGATTATCGATTTGCATTCCGTTGATCCCAACGGAAAAATCGTTGACGGCGCTCAAGATGATGACAAAGACGCGATGATTCAAAAAATCATCGAAGGACTGAAGGCAAAAGGCCTGACGGACGAAGAAGCAGAAAAGCTTAAGACAACTCTGTCTGACCTGGCTTACTCTCAGGCTACAGGAGACGAAGATCCCAAGCCTGATGATCAAAAAGAGGCACAGGACGACGATCCGGAACTTGATGAAAAGATGAAGGATCCGAACTTCAAGGCTGGTTTTGAAGCTGGCGTTCTCTACGGCGAAAAACGTGAAAAGGACGATCCTAAACGCATCGATTCTGATCACGAACGCGAAGGCGAAGAACGCTATCTCGAAAAAGAAGCGGAAGATGCATTGAAATCCTGTGGTCTTGATGAAGCTTCTGAAGAAGAGAAGAAGGCTTTTGCTGCCGGATTGAATTACGCCCAGAAGAAAGATGAAGGCGCACAAGATGAAGATCCGAAACCTGATGATGGCAAAGAAGAAAAGAGTTCTGCCTCTGACTCCATGAAGATTCTCCGAAACGCCATCTACTCTGAACTGGCCGCAATCGAAGAAGTCAAGCCGGTGTTAGGTGTTATCCGTGCCGGATCCTATGACTCCGCAGGTTCCATCTATGTGGCAGCACTCAAGAAACTCGGTTTGAAAAACATCCCCGCATCCGAAGCTCGTTCTGCGTATCGCGCCTACATGCAGGGTCGAAAGGCCTTAGCTGGTGCGAAAGACTCCGGCGCCAAGGTGACCGAGAAGCCGACTGCCGTCAGCGCAATTTTGAACAATGTTAAATAAATAGGAGATTTTTTGATGCTTCAAAAATCTGTAGGTCTCTATCCTGCTATCGGTATTCCGGGACAGCAGGTTGCATTCAATCAG